CCATATCTTTAAGAACTTTATAAATATCTGTAGATTTTTGAAAGTAATAATTTGCTCTAAATCGGGGCTCTAATCCTCCTTTACCGTCTGGTACTAACTGATCACAGTATCGTGCAATTTTATATAAAGAATACTTATCAATTTCTACATCTTCATCTATAAACTCACCTATACCGTATCTGTTATTAGATAGTATATCATAAAAAATCCATGCTGGGTTGTCAGTATATACTTTATTTTTTGCAAAAGAGCCTGTCCATATACCAGAATATAATAAGTCTACATCACGAAAATTTCCATCTATATCTCTTCCTGCCTGTTCTCTGGTTGTATAATTATCAGGAACTAAGACTTTCATACCATAACATTCATACGTTCTGCTAGGTGCTTCCGTAAAAGATTTGGCACTAAATGTTAAATTAGCTAAAGATGTATAAGGATAATTTAATTTTTCTTTAATTACACCAATTACTTGACTAATATTACTATTTTGTACTGCTTGAAACTTTTCTATCCAGCCCGGATCTCTATACAACAATTGATCTCTGTGCCCTCTTTGGTTGGTTGTATTCCAAGTGTGCATCATTCCCGCTTCATTATCTGTCATATCAGAATGATTAGTAACTCGAGTAATATATAAAGCAAATTTATTAAACGGCTTATAAGGTTCTAAATCTATAACAGTATTAAAGCTGATAGAGGAAGTACTTTTGCCTCCGTGCGCATGTATTGAATCGCCTAGCGCAAGATTATGGGGGGCAGTTCCTCCTCTCAGTGGCGCACTTGTATAAGCTCCATCACTATCATCTGATAAGTGTCGCTCAGTAATTATTAAATTTCCAGGAATATCTATATATTGAGAATCTTCAGATTGATCGTTATCTTGACCTCTAAAGAATTTTGCCACTATTTTATAGCCTGCGCCTGTTGTATATTTATCGGAGTTTTCAGTATTTATACCATACAACCCCGATGGATAATTAAAAACTATATTAACAAGATCAATCTCACTAGCTTGTGCTCCGGAAGCAGTTATAGTTTTTGTTATCCCTTTTTCCATAACTCCGGGAGTTGGAAGAGCTACTGAAGTACTTCCTGTCCCATATAGACTTTGAATAGGAAGTTGGTCAACAGTGCCAGGCCTAAATTCATAAGAAGTTCCTAGATACTTTGAAGAGTTGGAAGAGCTAAGATCAGCGGTTATAGAAAAAGACCTTTCTGTAAACTGACCTGCTGCTCGGGAAGGGTTAGTTATATTAAAACGCCTAGTACCACTAACGGTCGTAATAGAAGAGAGTCTTAAAAACTGAGATATTTCAAACTCAAAATCTTCTATAGCTCTATTTTCTAGCCATCTTTGGGCTGCTAGTGGCCCTGTTCCGTATTTATGTACTCTAAGCTGAATTGTGCCTGTCTCTGTTGCAGAATTATAAGTAAGACCTATAATATATGCAAAAACTTCTCTATCTTTTGCACCAATAAGCTGTGTAACCCCAATTCGGTGTCTAACCTCTTGAGAACTTGCTTCACTGGAGGTTGCAACTAAGTCTGCAAAATTTGGAAAATTTTGATCAAATTCTCCCGCTTCAAAAGTAAATGTTACATCTGAATATGTAGTATGATGATCTACTTCAGTTCTGCCGGTTAATCTATTTGCTACCAATAGGGCATCGGACGCCCCTGTAAAAGACATAATATTATGAACAAAAATATACCTTTCTCCAAAAGAGCTAGCAGAATATATAAAAGCACCCGAATCATCACTTAAGGTAAGATAAGAATTCCCACTAGTCCAACTAACCTTTTCCTCCAAAGAAGACATATATCCAGTATCATCATCTGAAAAAAGATTATCGTTATTTACATATATACTTTTTCCACCATGGACTAAACCTTGAATAGGACCCTCTGATATCATATCAGTTACAGAGATAATTTGCTCTGTCATACCATATCTAAAAGTACTGACAGAGCTATTTTCTCTGTAGGATCTTCTCCTATCTCCGCTTGTAAGAGATTTTGTTGCCACTATATTTTCTCCTTAACTTTTATTTTCGCCTAGCGCCGCCGATAGCTCTAGATATTTTAGTAGTTTGTCCCGTAGAGCTAGTAGTTCCTACACCAAAGGTGCTAGAAGAGGTTCCTCCAACTTCAAAACCTATGGGTTGTCCGGGGACTCGTAGTCTTCCATACAAAAGAGGAACAGGGTCTCCTTCAATAATATTTTGCTCTGCTCCATTAAACAAATAAGATTGCTCTGAATCCGAGTCTGTAGAAGGATCGGGAGCCATCATTTGATTAATTCCAGCCATAGCTAAGTTAGTAGCCATGCCTACAGCCATTAAAGAAAGCGTACCTCCTAAACCTCCCGCACCTAGTGCAGCTCCCATTGCGGACATAAATGTTGTTGTTTGTGTTACTGCAATAGATGCCCCACTCAAACCCGCTGCACTAGTTGCTGCAGCGGAAGAAGCAGCAGCAGCAGTATTTGCACTTGCAATTAGTGAAGCTCCGTATCCATAAGTAACAGCAATGAGTGCAATTGCTGCTATAATTTTTAAAGGACCGCTTTTTGAGCCAGCAGGAATTGGAGTTACTATGATATCACCTTCTTTTAGGGGCATTAATAGCTCTAATGGATTTTCTATCTCTTCTTTTGCTATCTCTATATGAAAATTCACACCTTTTTCATGCTTATCAAGCATATAAGTTCTGAATTTATCATCAAAGTTTCCGTTTAAGCACTGAAAAACCTGTGCTGGAGTATCACATTCCATATCTAAATAAGGAACAAAAGTAGAACCTAAGTCACCTTCTAAATAAACATTACGCTTCATATCTATATACTCTATCTATATATTGTACCCAAAAAGGGTATAAGCTTTCCCTACATGAAAGTCTATCAACTGCGTGATGGTAAAAAATATCATTTCCCAAAAATACTCCACAATGATTTGCAACTTCTGCTTTTACTTTAAAAGTTAATACATCATTTTTTTGTATGTTTTTAATATTTACCTCTTTTCCACCCCATTTTTTTATAACTTTAGGACAAAAATAATCTAAGTCTTTATTAAACCAATCATCCTCGAAAGGAATTCTTGCGGGAATATTTATGCTTTGAGTACTTAAATAATCTCTCATTGCTTCAAAGCAATCATAAACTCCAAATTTATATTCTCTTCCATATAATTCTGTAAAATCTTGTTTAGGCTTAAGTACTGTAAGATCCATTCCCGGATATGAAAATATATAATAAGGAATTCCTAAGGTATTGCAATTTTCTCTATCTGTTTCACTAGCTTCTGATGTTCCATTTGGATGATTATGTACTATACCTACGATATCTGCGGTTTTATAAATGTTTAGATACTCCGTAGAATCCATAATAAAATTGTCTGCTTCTTCAGCAATATTTTTACAGGGTATCCAGTTTAATTTTCCTTTTCTTATAGCAAGTACTCCACAAGCTTCATAAGGAAAGTTATTTGAAAAGTGATTTTCAATCTCTTTTAAAAACTCAGTAATCATCTATACTTTCTAGTTCCTGGGAACCCTCCAAAAGGTAAGGGGATAGAATTATCATATACAGAAACGGAAGGAATAATATCATTACTCCCTACTGAAATAATTCTTGCTTGAAATCGTGCCTTACACCCAGAAAGAAGTTTACTACAAATATCTGCAATAGCAAAATTTTTATTTGAAGAACTAGGGTTGCCTAGCTGGGCCTTCGTTCCTGCTTTAAGAGCTCTCCATATATTATTATTATAATAAATATAAGTATTCTTTCTAGGATCTAGAGTATTAACCGCTGTAGTACTATTCCAATTATCATAATGTATATAAGGTCTTACAATTTTCCAATAAATACTTTTTTCTTTAGGGGTATCACTTGAAGTAGTAGCACTCTTTGCCATATAATATACTCCTTGGTATAAGTATATGTCATTTTGCGCGGCAACGCTGCTGTTCCAAGTAGGCGCGGCAGAAATTAAAGTATTACTTGCATCTATAAAAGGCTCATCATCAATTGAGTAAAACAAAAACTTTTCGGCTAATCCATTATTAGCTGTGATTTCTTCCAGAGTTGCTACGTACATTGTTATTCGACCTGCAGTAATAGTTTGATTGTCAGAATTTGTATTAAAAGCTCCGGCAGGTATTACAAGTCTATTTCCTTTATTATATCCGTGTCCGGGCTTATTAACTGTTACACTACTTACAGTTACAAGATTCGTTGATGAAATAGCAATATCTATATCAAAAGTAGCACCGGCGCCTCCCGAGACACTTGTGCTATGTGGAACATTCGTAAAAGATGCCGTAGCATTTGAGTAATTTCCTGTTATGCCAG